AACAAAAGAACAGGACAGGGTACAACCAAATAATTTATAATATTACAAAATAATGATAAAGATATTTGAGAACTTTATTTCTACTGAAGATTGTGTAACACTATTGAAAGAGGCAATTGATACGTTCGAAATTGACAGACGTACGTACTCTGGATGGAAGTGTAGAATTAATAGAAGTTCAAATTTTGAAGATAAAATCAAAAGTATCATTAAAGGAGTATCCCCCATTGACCCATTTCATATTAACTGGATAAATTTAACAGAGTATACAATAGGTAACTCTCTGGATTTACACAAAGACGAAAGAAGTAATTACACCTTTACAATTCCGCTAACACAAGAATACAAAGGAGGAGATTTTATTATAGAGAATAACACCTATAGGTTGAATAGAGGAGATTGTATAGCATTTACTGGAGGAGAATTAAAACACGGAGTTTTAAAAGTAACAGATGGATACAGAGCCTCCCTTAATATCTGGATTAAAGAAGGAAAAAAACAAATAATATGAACGTACAAAAATTTAAAAAAGGGGTAATTGCCGGAAACTTTGATGTTATGCATCCTGGGTATATAAAAATGTTTAAAAAAGCAGCAGCAAATTGCGATTGTCTTATTGTACTTCTTCATACAGATCCGTCTATTGAACGGCCACACAAATTAAAACCTATCCTTTCAGTAGCCGAAAGAAAAGAAATGTTACTTGAATTAAGATCTATATGCGGGGTTAATGTGTATACCTATGAAGAACAGCTGTTAGACTTACTTAAAATGGGTGAGTTCGATGTAAGATTCCTAGGAGATGATTACAAAGGTAAATCTTTTACCGGTGACAACCTAAACATTCCTATTTATTATTTGAATAGGGATCACGGATGGTCTACAACTAAATTTAAAAAAATGATAGGAAATACAGTATAACTACACAGTATTACTTATTTATAATCTATTTATTACTATACCCTTAAAACGTAAATAACACACCAAATGAAAGGTACTCTTTTTTCAACAGATTTTGTTAAAGATTCTAATGGGAATTTAAGGTTGCTTGAGATTAACACCGATACAGCTATCGTAACCTCAGCAGTCACTCAACTAGACTTTACAGGACTTAAGACAGTAGTAGAAGCAAATTCTATTACAAAATTCAAAGCAATTTACAAACTATATCAAGAAGATATTGTAGATGCATTAAAAGCATATTTAGATGCTAATGTACCTTCAATAGTATCTTTTGACAGAGTAGTAGAAGATAGTAATACTATCTACCCTACATCTGTTGAAGATGCAGCAGACACATTCATTTTAAGGTTAGCTTATGATGAATCTGCTCTATTGGATAGTGAGTATGCTAAAAACACACACAACATCCTAAAACTATTTGGGGATAACGGACAAAACCAATCTGCTGTAGGTTACTACTATGCTGGCGCAGACGGTGTAGAAGATAACATTTCAAGAGATTTCAATGCTGGAAACGTTCCTGATATTTTAGTTAAAAACTTGAATACTACTTTAGGAGAGCCAATTGAATTCTTCAAAATTGGACAATCAGGGAAGACAGGAGAAGAAAGATTTACTGATGTATTCGCTACATTAGATGATACTAAAATTGCTATGAACTTCTACAACGATGAAGCAGCAGCAAAAGTAGAATCTTTTAGAACATTACACATAGTATACGGAAGCGACCTAAACGTTATCGATGTTGCAGGATTTAAATCTTCAGCTATATTAGATAAACCAGCTTCTCTATCAGTAGTAGATGCAGATGCAGTTACTAAAGTAGATGTTAAACACTACCATGAATTAACAACTACTCTTCCAAGATTTGGAGTAGGTTCAAACTACGGAGGTATTTTCGAAGAAGAAACAATTGTTAAAGCAGACGGAAGTTTAGTATCCATCAAAGAAGCTGCAGTAGGAGATTCATTTAAATCTTACTTTATTTCTGGTTCACCTGATACAGATATCGAATCAGAATATTTAGCTTGGACTTTCCCAGGATCTGAATTACCTAGTGGTTCTTACGCTACAACTTCTACTTTAGTAAACAACTTAGAAGTAGGTTTATTCTATAATATGATCTTCCACGTAACTTTACAAGACGGAAGTGATTTTAGAGCAACAGGAAACTCTCACGTATTAGTTTACGACATTGAGGCAGACTTATTAAAGTATGTTGCAGTAAACTACTTGTCATCAGCTAAACATAAATTAATATCTGCAGGAAATGGATTAGTAGATATTACAGGAGTTGTTTGTGAGGTATTAGATGGGGAGTATTCTTCTCATATACTAGATATGGAGACAGCCGATACATTCTTCATCGGTGACGGACAATTAAGCGTTAAGATTGTTGCCCACAACTGCTTCCCAGCTGGAACTAAAATTACAATGGCAGACGGATCAGTTAAAAACATTGAAGACGTTAAGGCAGGAGATAAACTATTAACTATTAACGAAAAGACTTTAGAACAATCAGAAGGTAGAGTTGGAGATGTACTAGTTAAGAAAGATAGATTGTTATTCGAATTCAAATTAGAAGACGGAGGAGTAATCAAATCTACATCTCATCACAGATATTTCGTAAAAGAAAAGTCGTGGTTAACTGCTCAAGATATCCAAGTAGGAGACGTACTAGTTAGATCAAACGGTGATGATGTTAAAGTAGAATCAATTGAACAGCACGAAGGTGAGTTCGAAGTATTCCACATCATTGATGTAAAAGATAACCATACTTACTACGCAGAAGATATTTTAGTACATAACTATAAAGCTTGTTTCATCGCTGGAACAGAGATTACTTTAGCGAATGGAGATGTTAAAAATATCGAAGATGTAGCAGTAGGAGAAGAAGTTCTTACTTACAACGAAGATAAAAAAGAAACAGAAGCAGGAGTAGTAGGAGACTTGAAGAAACATGAAGTTCAATCTGTAATCAGATTAACTCTTGATAATGAGAATGTAATCGTAACAACTGAAGAACATCCTTTCTATGTAGTAGATGCAGGATGGGTAAAAGCAGGAGAATTACAACCATTAGATGTTTGTTTAAAAGAAGACGGTAAAGAATCTCTAATCTCTTCAGTAGAGGTATTAGAAGAGAAACATGAAGTATTTAACTTACTAAGCGTTTCTGAAAACCATAACTTCTTCGCTAACGGAATATTAGTTCACAATAAAAAATAAGAATCATGCCAGTAGTATATAAATCATTTGATTACCAAACAGAAGCAAGAGACAAAGCAGTAGAAGCAGCAGATGTAACTACAAAACAGCAAATGAATGACATCGTTGCAAGCTTTGTAAATTTATTTAAAGCTAAACACCTATAGTATACAGCTTTAAAATGGTTACTGAAAAAACGTTATTCTCACAACAAGATTGCGAATACATTAAATCATTTTATGATGTAGCAATTGAGAAGAACGAAAAAGGTTTCAAAATAAACTCAGACAAATACCCACAAGGTATAGCAATAAAAGACGGTTCAGCAGTATCATGGAATGAAATCCAAAACGATACTCTGGACCGTTTCTTGTTAAGTAAGCTTATAGAGTTAGAAATAACTTCACTCCCTTATCTTAAGCTAATGAAGTACGGAGTCGGAAATGAAATGAAACCTCATAGAGATTTTCAGGCATATGATACAAGTACAATCTATAGATCAACAACAATACAGCTAACCAGTCCGGAAGATTATAAAGGAGGAGAGTTATATGTAGAAGGAGTAAAAGCTAGTAATATACAAGGAACTGCAATTATGTTTAACCCCTATCAAACACATTGGGTTACAGAGATTACTGAAGGAGAAAGATGGGTTATAGTAGCTTTTTTAGAAGAGTTTCATTTTAATACTAAGAAAAGTTTATTATGATTGATCAAAAAGTATTATTTACAGCAGAAGAATGTGAGTGGTTGAAATCCGCACAATCAACTATATACCCACCAGTAGAAGATACTAAATGGTGGGAGTCACATAGTATAAATTATAGATTTAAAAATATACAAGAAAGAGAAGTATTTGAACAGTCACGTTTAGATTTTGTTGCTAGTAGAGTTAAACAATTAGGAGTGAAATCTGTTCCTACATATAAAATTATACATTACGGTAAAGGTGGATTCTTCGCCCCTCACATAGATTCAGGGAGAAACCATCCAATTAGAAGAAAAACATTATTAGTGCAGCTATCCTCTAAAGAAGATTATTCTGGAGGTGATATGTATGTTAAGGGTGTACTTTTTGAAAAGACAATAGGCAATACAATATTATTTGATTCGTCATTAACTCATGAACTAAAATTAATAGAAGGAGGAAATAGATTAGTTATGGTCACATGGTTATCTATTTATAACCTTGAGAATCCTAAAACTTTACTATGATAACAGTTAAACATAACGTACTGTCGGATAGAGAGGTAAACAAGCTACTCACTTTATGGTATGATACAAAACCTAACCATATTATAACAGACGGCTATAAGTATAATATTGAAGCAGTAGAGATTTTAGACTACATAGATAAATTAAAACTTTCGTATTCTTTTCCAAAAGAACACTATAGAGACTTTATACTACAGACAATAGATGAAACACATAGCAAAGCTCCTAATCATGACAAATATCACCGACATGAAAATGAATGGACATATGTTATGTATTTAAATGATAACTATCAAGGAGGAGAAATAGAATTTACTAACGGAACTATCATTAAACCACAAGTAGGAGATGTTATTTACTTTTCACCTGAAGAAGGACATAGAGTTAAACCCCCATATAATTTTACCGAGCAGTATTTTAAGTACAACGGTAAGAGTATTCTTATGAATAAAAGATGGTCACTTGTCGGATTCATGAATTCTGACATTATAAACGAGAATAAAAAAACATGCTTAATTTAATTTATACCTATTCAATTAAACTTAGCGGTAACAGTATAGAAAAATACGTTAAACTCCTTAAAAGAGCGTATCTTCATAATAGTAAATACCATTCTATAGTACTATATACCGATAGGGAGACATTACCGTATGTAGAAGATATTTTTCCGGAGATAAGATTAGTAGAAATAGACAATCTTCAATTTATGGATGATATAAAAATGAAGATTATAGATAAACTTGAAAGCAATAGTATACTTACAGATTACGATATCTTTTTAAACTCACCTTTAATACTTCCAGACAATTTTGATGTGTATGTAGATAGAAGAGGTAAGGTAAAAGAGTTAGTACTGTACAGCCATTTGTTTGAACATTTAAGACATGAAGGTTATGGTATTTTTAC